TCTTTACTTAATTTTTTTCTTGGAGGATTTTCCTGGTGGCTGGAAGCAGGCCATACCTTTCTTTATCTCGTATTACATATTAGGCTTGACTTTAGTCATAATATCAGATATAGTATACCTATGGACATCATACTCGCAATACTAGTGCCAGCAATACCATTAGGTTTAGTTACTCTACTATTATTAATGTGGAATAACGAGAAGTTATAAACTAGCCCTAAACTGTCACAGCCTATACATTGGCCGTTTCTTATACATAACGGTGTAGTTCCGTCAGGAAAGCTCCTAGGTCCTAATGGAGATAATTCTCACTTACACACATAATTGTCCTAAATAGTTTAACGAGAGTGAATGTCTTCTCTCGGTAATCAAGAGACATATACACATACATTATTAGATTGGCTTGCTAATCTTTGATTTTTTTATACGGTAGAGTTCGTAAGAATGTCTATGGCATGGTAACGGTGTTATCACATAATAAACAAACAAAAGGATTAAATGGCAAAAATGCAAAAGTATGCCTTGATGGCATTAAAGAAGAAATCACCTAAAGTACCTAATTATACGTGTACAGATATTGATAATATAATTACGACTCTTGAAAAGCTACATGAAGGCACGAAGAAACTTACCAAGATAAGACTAGATGTTTTAGAACGTAAATTGGAAAGACTACGAAGTTCCAATGAAGCGTTAAGAGATAGTGGTATCTATTGGTATGGTGTCTGTAAGAAGATCATTAAGAATGTAAAGAGCGTTAAGAAGGCCACTTTAAGTAAAGTAAATAAAAAAAATCGGAAAAATCGGAATTATAACTCTGATTAATTAAAAGGAACGAAAAATGGGAGAATATTTTTTAGTTATCGTATTTTGTATGTTTGGCGAATGTCAGAATTTGGACTCACCAAAAGCTTTTGCTAGTTATGGAGAATGTCACGAACAGGCTCAAGCAACAGCAATGATGATGAATAGACAATATCCAAGCAGTACAGGTGAAATCTATTGTTTAGATAAAGAACAATACAACTTGTATCTGGAAGCGTTTAGTAAGGGTGCCTAAATATGAGGTATGACAGAGGCTACTTTTAAAAAGAGGAAACATGTTTTACATTATGATACAAAGAACATACCTACAAAGGAACAAATAACAGATATACTTACAAAAGCTATACCTTTATCTACCAGTAAACAAAAGTCATTTGCTTTTAAAGCATTTGTTTTAGGACCTGATTTGGTAAGAAGTAATAAACTGTTATACCTTTGTGAAAGAAACAAGATAGAAAGAGATCATCAAGGTCTCAAAGCACTACCTACACATAATCCAAATTCTGGATTGTTTCATGTGGGATCAGCACCTTGGACATTAATATGGACACCAAGATTGTCTTCACCTAATACACACTATAAAAAAGCATTTGATGAAAGTAAGTCACATTGGCAAATGGATGAAATACATTATGTAGACAAAGAAAATAGAATGCAAGTATCTATAGAAGCTGCCATGATGGCCAAGATGATTGAGGGTCTTTGTTTAGATTCAGGTTGGGATTCTAGTTTTTGTTTATGTTATACTGCTCACATACCAACTTGGAAATCTATTGTACCTGAAATTGAATTTGGTCCAATTGTAATACAAACAATAGGAAAAGCAAAAGAATATTACTGGCAAACATTAACACCTGAACAAAGTATAAATAATACCAATCCAACAATAGAAGACTTATTTAAATTCGTATGATAACACTTACAGATAAAGCAAAACAACATTTACAATCACTAAAAGAAAAACATAATGTTAAGTATGTGAGACTTGAAGTTAAAGGTGGTGGTTGTGCTGGTTTTGAATACGAATGGAGCTTTGATAATGAATCTAGTTCAGATGATATGGTCGTTGAAGATTTATTAGTGATTGATAGTTTATATGAATTGTATATGGTGGGTATGGAGTTAGACTATAAAGAAGAAATCTTTGGTAGTAACTTTGTATTTAATAATCCAAATGCTAAAAGTTCTTGTGGTTGTGGAACCTCTTTTAGTGTATAAATAGTATTGTATGATATCTAAAGTATATAATAAAAGAGCTCACGTTATGAATTATTCCTCGGAGATAGTTCCTACTAGAAAACAAATAGAGGAAATTTTAACAGAGGCGATACCTTTATCTACCAGTAAACAAAAAGCATATGCTTTTAAAGCATTTGTCTTAAACGATGACACAACAGCAAATAAGACAATCTATGAATGGTGCGATGGTTTTAAAGTTGATCAAGATATTGAATACACAGCTAAAAAAGGTATAGAACAAAAACATGTAACAAACAAAGGATTATTACATGTAAAATCAGCACCTTGGATAATAATATGGACACCTTTTGCTAGAAAACCTAATGCTTATTATAAAAAAGCATTTGAAGATACAAATTCTTGGTGGCAAATGGATGAGGACAAAATAGTAAATTATAATGCTAGGGAACAATGTGTAATGGAAGGATCTATGATGGCTCAGATGGTTCTAGGTATTTGCCTTGAGAAAGGTTGGGATTCTTCATTCAATATATGTTTTCCAAGATTTAATTCAAAAGAATTAAAACAGTTAGACCAAGTAGGAAAAAAAGCTAAAAGTTGGAAAGATGTACGTCCTCAGATTAAAAGTAAACCTTTCTTAATACAAACAATAGGAAAAGCAAGTAGATATTTGTATGAAGAAAGAACAGATAAACAAAGATTATTAAATACAACTCCTACAATAAAGGACTTATTTGAATTTATATAAACATATAAAAAGTATATTATGGAAACAAACAGTCAGAAAATAAAAGAATACACAAAAAAATACGGTCAAGATGTTAAGGAAAATAGTTTCTTTGATAGAAGACATAGAAGATTAAATATTGATCTTTCTCATAGATGTCCTTTAGAGTGTTTACGTTGTGGTCGTCAAATAAGTTTTTTATTTAAAGGACTAAAAGTACCAGGTAGGGATTTAACTATAGAAGAATTTGAAAAGATAACAGATCATTTTAAAAATATATCATTTTGTGGTCAATATTCAGACCCTATACATCACCCAAAATTTAAAGAATTATTAGAAATATCAAAAAGAAAAAACATTAGAGTAGAGGTACATGTTGCTTCTTCACTTAAACCAGAAAAAGCATACATTGAAGCTTTTAAAGCTTACCCACAGGCAGATTGGATTTTTGGTATTGATGGTTTACCTAAAGAAAGTCACAAGTATAGAAAAAACCAAGATGGGGAAAAACTATTTAAAATAATGTTAGAATCTAAAAAACATCTTATTACAAAACCATTATGGCAATTTATTATCTTTAGTTATAACGAACACAATTTGAATAATGCAATGCAAATGGCCAAAGATAATGATGTTGATTTTGTATTAGTAAATTCAGCTAGATGGAGTGCCGATGATGATTGGTTAATGCCAAAAACTAGGAGAGAAATGACAGATGAGTAAACTTGATAACAGATTAGGAGGAAAAAGAAGAAGAGCTGAAGGAGATATTGAATTGGATCCTTTATGTTTTAAAGATGAGATTGCTTTTGCAGTCACTAATCAAGGTGTATTAGTACCTTGTTGTAGATTTGACGACCCAGCAACTATGGGTGATCCTCAAATGAAACCTTTAATAGAAGCAAGTAAAATTTCTGAAAATAATACAGTAGATGATATTCTAAAAAAAGAAGAATGGAAAGAATTTGCAGATAACTTATCAAAGAATATAGGACCTCCGGCTTGTTTAACTACGTGTGCTAAGTCAAAAAAATATTCTCAAAATGTTGAATGGATAGATACATCAACAGGAAAAGTAAAAACAAAAGAAACAAAATGAAGGATAAATTATGGACGATAAAAAAGTAGGATTTACATGTAGTACTTTTGATTTGTTACATGCTGGCCATGTACAAATGTTGAAAGACGCCAAAGACCAATGCGATTACTTAATCGTAGGTTTACAAACAGACCCAACTATAGATAGACCTGACACCAAAAATAAACCAATACAAACATTGGTAGAAAGAGGTATACAGTTATCAGCAGTTAAGTATGTAGATGAAGTTATTACGTATCAAACTGAACAAGACTTGGAAGATATATTAACAATGTTTAATATATCAGTAAGAATTATGGGAGAAGAATATCAAGGTACAGACTTCACAGGTAAGGAGATATGTGTTAAGAAACATATAAAGATAGTTTACAACAAAAGAGATCACCGTTTTTCATCAACGGATTTAAGAAAAAGAATTAAAAATTAGGAGAAAAAAATATGAGTAATTTTGGCAATCACGACAAAGATCACGATCACGATAGATCGTATGAAAATGAATCTACAAGAGATACAACACCTATGGTTTCTATATCATTAAGAGAATATGATAAGTTAAAAGCAGGAAGTGCTTTCATAACAGACAAAGCAACGATTGATATTATAGATAATCTTGAAAGACTCGTTAGAGCATTAAGAAAACATATAGTTAGATCAGAGATTTAATTATCTGTGATATACGGCAAACGTTGTCGCCATGTTCATATGACAAAATGATTGTGGTCTTTTATAGAATTGAGTAGAGTTTCCTCTATATCTATATCTAATAGGTTTAGCATTTTTATGTGCCGATACCTCTTTAAAGTATTTTAAATACTTCATTGGTATGCCAGCAGCTATACATCTACTATCACTTGCCCATGGATCCAACATATGTTTAATCAATAAAGGATTTACAATTTTATTAAATACTCTTTTTCTTCTATTCATAATTATCCTCTCAAATATTCGGGACCAGTCCATTTAATAGAATAGCCTCCAGTTAGTACATTACCTCTAGCTCTGTTTAGTGCAGGAGCATTAAAACCAGCCGCCTTTAATACATCACCTTTTTTAAAGTGTTTAAAGTCTTCTTTTACGATAAAAGCAAACACTCCGTTTTCTTGTACAACTTTAATGTATTTCTTACCTTGTGTTACTTTAGTTTTACTGTCCCATTCTTCTAATTGTTTTTTTCCGTATTCAGAACCTTTTCCCCAATTAGCATAATCATGTTTGGCACCAGCCATCATGTTCTTAATACCTTCGTCTAAAGTTTCTGCTGTTTTATTTACTATCGTCATTATTGTACTACTCCTTCCGTTCTAAAATCTACAATTGGGTGAAAATCATAAGCATATTCATTATCAGGCAATGTACCAGACATTTGAACATGACAATCATTTTTCTTTCTATTATCAAAGAAAGTCTGTAAAGTCTTCTTCAAGTTATTTGCCATTTGTTCATGTATTGAAACATTGAATTTTGCAAACAATGTACCACACATAATAGTACAATCAGTAGCACTTTCAGCTAATGCAAGATTCATTATGTCTTTTCTCAATTGAATAGACTTGTTTTTATCATCAGCCATAATCTGACCTTTTTGTTCTTGTTCTCTCAACTCATTATAAACGTCAATATCGTTAAGTGCCTTTTGTTGTAGTGTTACCATAGTGTTTTCTCCTTATTTCCAGGGTTGAGTTTTTAATTTATAGTTGTTAATAATTTTATTAATAGCATTTTTCATATTAATATCAATCATCTTTGTAAGAGTACTATCAACTTCTATTTCTTCTTTGATTTTTTTATTGATTTTTTTGATTTGACTATAAGCAATGTTTCTAACAATTGAAAGATTTAAGTTATTCATTATTTGTCCTCCTTATATAATTCTTGAGCATATAAAGCTAAGATATAAGACGCAACACCTATCAAGGTCATTGAAGCACCTTGTAAATATTTGTCTATTTCAATTGAACCTACAGCACCAACCATTGCTAAAGTACCGACTGTCGCCATTATTACCGACATGTATTCTATTATTTTTTTCATAGTGTATCCTTTTGTTTTTTTCATATTACTCGTCCAATGTATCAGATAAATACATAAAAGTCAAGAAAAAAAAGCGTAAAATATGAAAATAATTAAAATAATTGCAGTTTGTTCACTTTTTGTACTGGTTTCCTGTTCAAAAACTGTTGAGGATTGTAAAATTAAGCCAGATTTAGAAAAAATTAGCGAATCAGCGTTAAAAAATAAAGAAAATTTAAGTGAAACTGAGCTAAAACATGCTCAAATGTCTTGTAAATTTTAATTATAAATAATACTATGGTAAATTCACAAAGATTTTGTCAAAATTGTGGACATAATTGTCATTGTGGCAAAAATTGTGAAAAAGATTACGGCGAATTGAAAAAAACTGTTTGTTGTACTTATTGTCGTTGCAAAAATGATGATAATTCTTGGGAAGATACTGTAAAATACGATAATGTTTAATAATGGAGAATAAAATGGCAAAAATGAGAATATTTAAGTTTTGGAATGAAGCAGGTGATGAAAAAGAGAAAGAAGCGATGAGTTTGAAGAAGGCAGTAATGTCAGTTCAAGGCGATTTTAAAGATAAATTTATTGGTGTTGAATATATGAGCAAAAAAGGCAAACAAATTAGCGATTCAGTACAAATACCTATGGGTAGAAAAGTACGACAAGCGCTTATAGTGGAAAAAGCGAGAGCAGCTGCTAAAGCACTAAAAGGATTGGGAAGATAAATGCCAGCAATCTGTAGACAAGGCGATAGTTTGAGTACCGGACACATTTGTGCTAGTACAACAACTTTAAATACGCCTGGTCAAAGTACAGTTAGGGCAAATAGTATATTAATAGCAAGAGTGGGTGACCCAACAGTAAGTCACCCTTTCCCACCAGCACCTCCTTGTGTACCTCACGTAGCAAACGTTAATGTAGGCAGTTCAACAGTTTCAGTCTGTGGTAGTCCAATAGCTAGAATAGGTGATAGTACAGACGCTGGAGCAATGACTTCAGGTTCTTCAAATATCTTTGCTGGTTAACGTATAAATATATACGTAATGCCAAATTTTGATAGTAGTAACACTAACAACAGTAAACGAGCAAATAGAATCTATAAAGACTTGGATTTAAATTTTGGTCGTAATGTAGTAACTGGTGATGTAAACAAATTGACCGATGTAGAGGCCGTTAAAAGAAGTGTTAGAAATTTAATTAATACTTCTCACTTTGAAAGACCTTTTCATCCAGAAATTGGCAGTGATGTTAGAAGAATGTTATTTGAACCAATGACACCTCTTACAGCACTTAACTTACAAAGAAAAGTTGGCGAAGTTCTAAATAATTTTGAACCTAGAATAAAGTTAGTACAAATTTTAGCTAGACCAGATTTAGATAGGAATAGTTATCATTTAACAATTATGTTCTATGTTATAGGTTCATCGGAGCCGATAACAGTAGAAACATTTTTAGAAAGATTAAGATAAAATGGCAAGCAATAAAATAGTAGTATCTGATTTTGACTTTGATAACGTAAAATCAAATTTAAAAACATTTTTACAAAACCAACCAGAATTTTCAGACTATAATTTTGAAGGATCAGGCTTTGCCGTTCTTTTAGATACATTAGCATACAACACACACTATCTTGGCTTCAATGCTAATATGTTAGTTAACGAAACTTATTTAGATAGTGCAGATATAAGAAAAAATATAGTTGCATTAGCAAAGATGATAGGATATACACCATCATCTGTTAGAACACCAGTAGCAACTATTGACATAATTGTAAACAACGCTTCAGGCTCAAGTATCTTAATGAATAAAGGTACAACGTTTACAAGTTCAGTAGATGGCACAGGTTACAACTTTATAACTAATGAAGATATTACAATTACACCTTTAAACGGTGTTTATAAATTTTCAAACGTTAATTTATACGAAGGTACTTTAGTTACTTTTAAATATACAGTTGATAGTACAGATACAGATCAAAGGTATATAATACAAAATTTAAATGCTGATACTTCTACTTTAAAAGTAACAGTTCAAAACTCTGTATCAGATTCAACATTAAACACTTACACATTAGCTACAGGTTTAAGAAATATAACAGATACATCTAAAATTTACTTTTTACAAGAAACAGATAACGGTAAATTTGAAGTTTATTTTGGTGATGATGTTATTGGTAGAAAATTAGAAGATGGTAATATAGTTATATTAGAATATATCGTTACAAACAAAACTGAAGCTAACGGTGCTAAAACTTTTGAGTTAGCCGGTAGTATCGGTGCTTTTAGTAACGTAACTATATCTACTAAAGCAAATGCTCAAGGCGGATCAGAGGCCGAATCAAAAGAGTCTATAAGATTTAATGCGCCTTTACAATATACAGCACAAGATAGAGCAGTTACAGCTACAGATTATGAATCAATAGTTAAGACATTATATCCTAATGCATTATCAGTTAGTGCTTGGGGAGGAGAAGACGATGAAACACCGGTTTATGGTGTTGTAAACATTGCTATCAAAGCAGCTTCAGGTTCTACTTTAACAGAAACAACAAAAGCCTCTATTGTAAAAGGATTAATACCTTACAACGTAGCTTCAGTTAGACCAGCAATAGTTGATCCAGAAACAACATCAATTATATTATCAAGTGTGGCTAAGTACGACAAAAAAGGTACTAGTAAATCTGCCGATACTATCAAGTCAGAAATAGTTACGGCTGTTACAAACTATAACACAACTACTTTACAAAAATTTGATGGTGTGTTTAGATTTTCTAAATTAACAGGTTTAATAGATGATGTTGATACAAGTATACTATCTAACATAACAACTATTAATATGAGAAAGAATTTTACACCAACTATAGCGTCTTCAACAAAATACGATGTGTATTTTAGAAATGCAATTTATAATCCTCATTCAGGTCATGCAAGTGTTTTATCATCAACTGGTTTTAAAGTTACAGGCAGTGATAATGAAATGTTTTTAGATGATGATAGTAATGGTAACGTTAGAAGATATTATCTAGTAAGTGGTGTTAAAACTTATGCTAATAATACACAAGGTACTATTAATTATGAAACAGGTCAAGTTACTTTAAACTCATTAAACGTAGCTTCAATATCAAATATAAGAAATGCTGTTTCCAACGTTATTGAAATTACAGTTAAACCAAATTCAAACGATATTGTGCCTGTTAGAAATCAAGTGGTAGAAATAGACGTTACAAACTCAAATATAACTGTAGAGGAAGATACATTTGTTGGTGGTTCATCTGAAGCCGGCGTAGGTTACAATACTACAACAAGTTACTAATTTAGCCAATGGCAAAATTTGATAATAAAATATCCAACTTAATAAACACTCAATTACCAGATTTTGTTGTTGATGATCACCCAAAATTTGTAGAATTTCTAAAAACTTATTATCAATTTATGGAAGCTGCCGAGTTAGGCGTAACTTCTATTCAATCTACAGACGGAATTAATTTAGAAAATCAAACAGGCGTACAAAACAATTTAGTATTAGATGGTGGTTCACTTGGTGCTGAAAATACTCAATTAGACCTTGATGATAAGATAATATTAGAAGATAGTAGTTTTGGTAAATTTACATATAAAGAAACTATAACAGGACAAACTTCTAAAGCAACTGCTGTAGTATTAACTGAAGATTTAGATTCAAATAGACTATTCATAACATCGCAAGACAAATTTATAACAGGTGAAATTGTTAAAGGCGAAAGTTCTAACGCTCAAGCAGTTGTTAATACATATAGACCTAATCCTGTTCAATCTATTCAACAATTAACAAATTTTAGAGATCCAGATAAAGTTATTTCTCAATTTTTAGATAATTTTAGAAATGAGTTTTTTAAAACTATTCCAGATAATTTATCTTCAGGAATAAACAAAAGAAATCTAATAAAAAATATAAAATCTTTATATAAGTTAAAAGGTACACAAAAAGGTCACGAAGTATTTTTTAGAATACTTTTTAACAATCAATCTGAAACATTTTATCCTAGAGAACAAATGTTAAAAGTATCAGATGGTAAATGGAATACACAAACAGTTTTAAGAGTATTAAGTACACAAGGAGAAACTTTAAGTTTAATAGGAAGACAAATAAGAGGAAGAACATCAAACGCAACGGCAATAGTAGAAAATGTTGAAAAATTTTATGTTGGTGCTGATGAAGTTTCTGAAATTACTATAAACAAAGAAACTATTGTAGGTACTTTTGCTGTAAGTGAAATTATAGAGGGTACTGAAACTGATCAATCAGATTATTACATTTTAGCTACTATTACAGGTATAC